TACTGTATTTTGTTCAAATACTAAGTTTCTAGCTTGATCTCCTAAGAACTTCTTAAGCTCGATTAATAATCTTCTTACGTTTACTCTATCTAAAGCTGATGCTTTAGTCTGTAAAGTCTTTTGTCCAAATACTGCAATACCTTGTCCAGGGAAAGTAGCAATTGGGTTAACTTTACCATCATACAATAAGTCTCTTTGACCTCTTGTTAGTTTTTGTTCTGCTTGAATTACTCCTACGATTCCACCTCTTACTAATCCAGCTGGTGCGAACCATGGTGCTGAACTATTATCTGTAAATGCATATACTCCTGGTATTACACAAGAAGAAGGAACGAATAAATTTCTACCTGTTGCAGATACTACTTGAACCCATGGCCAATAAGATGCTGCGTATGAACTATTTAATGATGTTGCTGTTCCTGTTACGGAATTTACTGTGGATCCGTGATTATCTAAATCTACTACGGCAATACAGTCACCTCTAGATTCCGCTAGTGTTATTACACTGTTTAATACTCCTGCTTGATCTGCGTTTTTGTAGATTAAACCTGGTGTTGATATAATATTGAAAATATATTCATCTTTATTATCTAAAATAGAAACTGCATCTGTATAATTACCTGATGTTAATCCTTGTGAGTTCGTATTAGATATAGCACCGAAATAGTTTGCTGCGGCAACAGCATTTTCTCCAGTTGCTCCATGGAAAGATCCAGACTCTACTTTTGGAAGAGATCCAGAATAAGAAGTTCCTGCTCCATTTACTCCTACTGATATACCGTCGTTAAGAAGGTACTGAGTAGTTTGAGAACCAACTGATGCTACATATATAAAGTTAGATTTATTTACATAATCACCAAAGGTTTTAATATAGGTCTTACTTCCGTCTGTAGCTTTAGACTTATATTGAGTTCCAATTACTGTTTCAATGTAATTAGAAGAATCAGGGTCTAGTGAAATGTTGTTGAACGTTTCTAAGATAACTTTATTACTATGGCTATCGTCTCCTCTTCTTACTAGAAGAGTAAATGTACCTTTTTTGTTATCTACGTTTTGTACTTCCCATCTAATGTTGTCTCTTGATCCAGATGATAATACTCCGCCGCTACCAGCAATCTCTACTCCAGGAACTGTTACTCCTGTTGAAGCATTAAATATTGCCCCTTTCCCTAGTGTCTTAAGAACAAAAGGTTGTACACTTCCATTTGCTGATGATGAAACGTGTGTGGTAGTTGCGGTTGTAAATGATCCTGTTACTACTCTGGTTACTAATACTGAGCCTCCTCCTTGTTGGAAGTAGTTTTTAACTCCAATTGAAGTTAAGAATTCTTGTTTAGTTGATCCAGAAGTAAATGTCTCTCCGAACTTTCTAGCGTACTCATTATAAGAAGTAACAATAGTAGGTTCCTCTACTGGTCCTTTCACTGTTGGTCCGATGATTGCTGCACCAGCTTCTACAGGAGCAGGGGAGATAAAAGAGATGTCATTTTCTCTCGCAAATACACCTGGGGAGATGATTGATTCTGCCATGTTGGTCTATTTTATTTTTAATTTATTATAAATATCATTCAGGAATGTAAAACAGTACAGTAAAAATAAGTTTTACTTCTCCTATATAAATAGGAAAGGAGGATGTAAAACCCTCCTTCCTTTTAAGTATGTAAAAGTTTTTTCTTATTTTGCTTCTACAACCTCTGGTTTTTCTGCATCTTCTGGGGATTCTTCCTCAGATTTTGGTGCAGGAATGAACTCACCAGCTTGTAAGTCAATAGAACCAATACCGTAAGTATCCTCTAACGATTTTACTAAATCAGTTTCTGATTGTCTTAGGTCAGCTAAAAATGCTTCTGCTTTGTCTTTTCTTTCCTCAAGATTAATTTCTGCTAAAGAAATTGTTCCTAATTCCTGAACCAATGCAGCATTCTTCTGCTGAAGTTCTTGTAACTGGTCAAGCTCCTCTTGAGCTAACTTTTGATTTGCCATAATTTTTAATTTTAATTAATCGATTAATATATTGTAATATAAGAATAAATATCTTACAAAACAACTTTTAAGGAAAATATTTTACCATTGATATTGGGTTCTTATTCCCCTCTATATTATCTGCAATAGAACTTTTTAAAGAT